CGAAGACACGCATGGGGAACTTCTTGTTTCTCTTCTTCGCCGTCACGCCACTTTGTAAAGCAGTAGGTGTCACAGAAAAGGTGATCTTCGATTAGCATCATTCTATTTATCGGCCAACGCCTTTTGCACTTCTTACGAAAACATTGAGTATTTTGCATATAAACGAGGGGATTTTCTCTCTCAATTATATACCCGATGGTGGCTTATACAATCCCCAGTATGGCCGTGATGGCCACCAATGATCCTCACCTCGAGGAGACTCTGCGAGAATTTCCAGTGCACAGTCGATCTGCACAAAAGGATCGTTTTTTTGTGTAGTAGATGTGGCAAGTGCATATTTTTTGATGCAGTAATGATCGAACGTGCCATTAAGAAATTGATAAATTCCGCTTGCCGTACTCTCGGAGTTTTTAGCATTTGGTTTGAATCGGCTTTCTGCCCAAGCGATACTCGCAGCTTTTGTTGGATCATAACCCTCCTCTGCCGCCCGACGCAAAATACGCTCTTCAAGCGTTTCAGGTTTCTTATCCTCTATAACGATCACTACTTCGGGAACCTTTGCTTCTACTATTTCTACAATTGGGATGACGGTAATTGGATTCACTCTTGCTATCGGTAACGCTCTTTGAGGAAAAAGAAACAAACCAATGATTGCTGATGTGAAAAAAATGTTAATGATTTAAGGGGGAACAGAAAATTCTCGTTACCGATATTGGGCGACACCCAAGAAGTAACTTTGCCATTACGGAAGGAATGAACTGGCGGGGGTTAATAGTATTTAAACACTACGTCTTGCCGGAGCAAGTAACCACCCCCATCGGGCATAAAAGCCCCCGTCAGTTCACTCCTAAGGATTATTCTTTATCGCCAACTTCTTCACTGAAACGATCAACAGTTCGGATGGCAATATGCCCTCCGAGGATCACCTCAATGGCTTGTGCGATATCGGCACCGATGACTCCCTCCTGTCCGAGTAACCAGACTACAGCGAGAATCACGAGTGACCAGAATCTATTCGATTTTAGGAAAGTAAAATCCATAATCAGTACCCTAGGGTACTGCCGTAAGTATATCAAATGTAGGAGACTTACCAACAGGTTATCCCCACCATGATATGGCTCTACATAAGGCTTTTCTTGAGCTCAAAAATAGTTAGAGTGCCTACCTGACGTTCAGGGTTCTGTGCCCAGTCACCCCATGGGGTAGGTATCTTTTTTGCTTTTTGAAATTCATACACTGCCTGCTGCGTCCACCATCCATAATAGTCAGTCGTTTCTTTAAATGTGAAGAAGCCTAAATATTTCAAAACATCCTGAAGATTTTTTACTTGAGGATCTCTCATACCAAATTTAAGAGGCTTGTTGATTGTACACACAGGTTTCGGTGGAGCAACTGGGGTCGTCTTCTCATTGACCGTTATTTTCATCGCATAGGGGATACAATAGTCCGCTGCAAGAGTCTTCTCGAATGGATTATAGTGATCCAAAATATATGTGAGATCTTCCTGTCGGTATGCCATCGTGCCGTGACCAGTTCCACATCCAGGGTTCTTTACGGTGTCGCTACCATTCCAATTCTTGCCTACTTTAGTAATGATTTGTATTGGTGCATGTTCTAGGTGTTTCTTTAAAGATTTCTTAACATCATCAAAAAGAGGAGAGCCAGTGATGAATACCCATTCATAGCCGATGTCGAAAATACTCTTGAAAACAAGAGCTTTTACCTTAGCTTCGGCTGTTGGATCTTGATAGTAATCTTTCCAAAATGAGTCCCATGTTTTATGTTTTGCTCCTTGCTCTTGTGTGTAGTCCCATGTCGCTTGAGGACATGCACCATCATTTTTAACAGAGTCTACAACAGCCTGAAGATTGTTTCCTGCCTTCGTAGTTTTACTCATATAAGCTGTGAAGCGATCGGATAGATTGATTTGACCATCGACAATAAAGCCCTCATTTTTAAGACGTTTCATATTGAGAGCTGATATTTTATTGTTCGCGATGAGCCAATTGATACCTGTTTCAATGGTGTTCAGATCCGAGAATGTAACACAGGAATTTGTCTCCCATGTGAATTTCTGGCGCTCTCGAAGAGGAAGAAATTTAGTCCAGTTACCACCTTTTACACGTACCTCGAATCCCAAACCGCTCTCTGCTCCCGCCATAAAATCCGAAGGACGAGGCTCCTGAATTATTACACCTGTGTTCTGCTCCGGTTGCAAAGATTCGTTATTCATGGTATAGTATAAATATGATTATAATATTAATAATAATCTTTATTGCGGGATGTATCTACTTTGCCGATGACGGCAGTGATCGTCTTACCCGAGAAGATGTAGAGGATATTTTTCTCAATGAGCCAAAACATCCTTATCACCTTTATAGTAAAGATTCTATTGACTCGCACGATCTCTAATAAGATCAGTTCCTACCTTCAGAACAGGGCCTTTTAGTCCTTGTTTTACAGCCTGTGCGCGTGCTCCTGCAAGGCCTTGAATGAGTCCGGCAGTCTTGAGATTTACAGTTGGGCTACGTAGAGCTTTTTCAGCAATCAATGCTCCTCCTGCTGTTATTGGGCCACCTACTGCATGAAGCCCCAATAGACCAAGTATCTCATAAAGATTAACAGCCTTTGATTTCTCTTTTCGAAGAATTAATCTATTGAGAGCTTCTCCTAGTGGGTATTCTTTAGAAAGATCATCGAAGATAGAGGCTGTTTCTTTTGCTGTTGTCTTGAGTCTTGTGGAAACATTATGGTAGAACGTAGAACCAATTTCTTTCCCTGCTTTAACCACTGGATCATCAAAAGCTGTCTTAAATGTATTCTTCCCAATTGCAGAATTGAGAGAGTGTAGTTCTTTAAGAGTGAACTTCCCTTTTCCAAGTTTATTGATGGTCGCAGCCTGAAGAGGTGCGATTTTTTTTAAGTTCGCGATAACTCCACTCTTTGTAAGACCTGAATCGGGAAATTTTGCCAATACTTCTTTTAATATTTCAGGGCCAGATACTTTTATATCGGCATACTTTTTACTTGTAAGAATTGTATCAAGTTGTTTTCCAAGAGTTTTTATAGAAGCTTCACTTTCTTGAAGCATTTTCTTTGGAGATGCTAGACCTTTCTTGACTGCATATTCCACAGCCTCCTTATTTGCGGGAGTACCTATGAACTGACGAGCCATCCACTTAGGCAGAGTTGAAGCTGCCTTTTGTAGAATCTCGCCACCAACTCCAAGAGTTCCTCCGAGCGCACCACCAATAACTGTTTGTTTAACAACCTCCCAAGGATCCTTCTCACCTTCTGTAAGAGCACCTGATGCACCAAAGCCCGCTCCAAGAAGTGCTCCTTGACCGATGCGAGCAAGAGCGCCTCCTGCTGTACCACCAGATGCGAGCATAAGTGCTCCCTGTGCTGTGTCACCTATTGTTTGAAGTGGAGTAGGAGCTTTGAGATCGTAATTATCATACGTTCCTTTTGCTTTCGCGATACCTGCACCTGCGAGAGTTCCAATAGCCTGACCAATCTTTTGCCCAGGAAATACTTTCTGAATACCCCGAGTTACGGAGTTATCGAGAACCTTACCCATGAGAGAATCGTTTGGATTAGTACCGAGGAAACCTTTCTCCGGTTCGGGAGCTACCTTTGTGTCAGGAGTTCCATAAGTCTCATGCCCAACGGTAGAAGCCGTGACAGGAGTTACAGTCGGCTCTCCACTTTCACCTTTTATAGACTGATAAGCTTGAGCAACGCTTTTTGCATATTGAGGTACGTCGTATCTCACACCATGCTGATTCACTCCTGTGTATTGAGGATCTTTGTAAGCCTCTGGCTTTCCAGAGTTCCATAGAGATGCGATCTGCCCGACATTGTAGCCCTGATCTTTGAACTCTTTGAGCTGCTTGTAAGCCACTTCGTTCTGTTCTTCTTTTGTAGCCTTAAGAAGAGGCACAGCACGTCCAAGGTGCTTCATAGATGCCTTATCCCATGTGCCAGGAGTAAATTGGTACGCTCCGTATTCTTGGGATCCGCCGCGTGCGGTATATGGATCCTTCTGACCCTGCGTCTCTACAGAGCGAATAGCTTTTGCTAAATTCACTACCTGCGGATCGAGTTGTGTTGGTTGTGATGGATTCATATGTTTTGTTTAAAAATCCCAGATACTTCCGCTTCCGCCTCCACCTGTATCGGAATTGTTGTTAAACGATGGTGTGCGAGTGTACTCTGCAATCTTACTATCCATGAGTTCATTCGCAGTTTTGATTGAAGCTGCAAGCTGATCAGGAGTCATGTTATCTGGTAGAAGTTCCTTTGCTGTTGCACGTGTGCCGTCAGTTGAAGTACCTCCTCCAAGAATCTTAGCAAGCTCATCTCGAACGTTTGAGAGAGCGATATTGTATGACTGAAGAGGGCCGTTTCCGAATTGCTCTGCGATGGCATTGATTCCTCGGTTAAGAATTGGATATCCGTATTGTGCACCAATATTTTTGTAAGAATCAGCGAGTGTTGCCATGTGGGCTTTTACTGTCTCTGCTCCTTTCTGAAGCTGACCTCCGAGAGTTCCTGTCTGGAGTGTTGAAGCACCTTGTGCGGCTGCCTGTGCGTTTGATTGCTGAACATTGAAGTTTGGGCCGAGAGCTTTTGTAAGCTCGTTTACTCCTGCCTGACCAAAGCCTCCGAGAGCGTCTACTCCTGCGTCGTAACTCATTGAGCCATTCTGAACTTTCTCTGCGATAGATGTAACTGCACTTTGAAGTGTACCTCCCGCTGCACCTCCCCCAACTGGCTGACCAGTAAGTGGATTAAGATATTGATTTGAGTAAGGAACTTGTGTAGGCCCTGCTGTAATTGGCTTACCAGAAATAGGATCAATGTAGACGTTACCGGAACCGAGTTGCTGTGGAGTCGCAAGACCGGCTGCATTATTGAGTGCACCAAGAGTTTGTCCTTGAGCTGTGAGAGCATTTTCAACACCAGTTTGAAGAGCTTTTTCTTTCTCTGCTGAAGCTTGCTGTACTGCTTGTGCTCGTCCTTGCTGAAATTCAAGAGGGATTGGCTCGCTTCTAATTGCAGCTATTTTATCCGATGTACCTTGCTGAAATGTTGTGAGATCCTTACGAGCTTTATCAACTGCCTTTGTCCCCTTTGTAGCATGTTTTATGAGATCAAAGAGAATACCACTGAAAGTTGGTACTTCATCCTCTGCGGCTGCCTTCTCTTCTTTCTTAATAGTTTGCTTTTGAGTTTTCTCTTGAGCCTTTTGTTGTGCCTGTTGGATCATAGGTGGGATATATGTAGGAGCCGGAGATGCAGCAGGTCGAGGGGCGACTGTAGTATTGGAAACTGTTGAAGCCTGTGCAGTAGGAATGAATGAGCTTTTCGCTTGTGGAGCAGGAGCGACTTTGGGTGCGGTAGCTACAGTCTTTGGCACTGGCTGTGTAACAGCAAAAGACAAAGGACTGTATTCCAATGGCTCTGGCTTAATTTTCTTCTTAAGTGCGTTGCTTAGAGAAGGAGTACTATTTGCGACTGTGTTATTAAATGATAGGGGCATGGTATTATTTTATAATAGTTTTTAATCAGCGTATATGAACAGGTTGGGGTTAACCATCTGCGGTTCCGCTCCAAGATCGACGTTAACACTCTTGGTACCGGCATATGCTTCCAGTAGTGCCAACCGCTCCTGATACAGCGAGTCAAATTCCTGGAATCGCTTATCATCCTGAACGATCGACGAGTAGTAGATTTTAAGCGCTCCATACACAAGCATGTCATGAAAGTCCTCCTGTAATAGAGGTAACTGTCCAATTGTGTATGTTGTACCAGAAATAATCTTCGGCGCATTAATAATGGCCGTTGTAAGCTCCAGAACTGTATCTGATGTGAATCTTTTAACTGGGTAGAAGAATCCATCACCATATGGAGGATTGATCTTTAGATTGAGATTGTAGTATCCGATATCGACTCCAGTAGGGTAGAGACCTGTCGTACTCCATGAGGTTGACGATCCAGTAACTGTTGGATCACCTACTACTGCACCTGCCACCGCGATTGTTCCTGTTGAGTAATCAGCGAAGGAAAGATCAGCAACACGAGCCTTGTAGTTAAAGGTGATGATATTACCGGTTGTTGAAGGTATTGGGAAAATCTCTACTGCACCGTTCCAGATGAAGAAGTAGTTTGGAATATCAGATGTGTAAGGTAGGAAGTTAATTCGATCCCACTCTGCTTTTGTTTGCACCGGAGCAGGCTGATATTTAAGCTGACCTACGTTAATTGTGTCATTGATAATCTTTGAGATGTTTGCAGGTATTGGGTATGCTCCTACTCCAACAGTTTGGATATCAACGGTCGCCGCATCAGTAAGAGGAGTTTGCCATGTGACTGTCGTGGATCCGTTCGAGAAGAGAGTCGGAATCTGTTCACCGTTTGAAAACGTTACGAGTTGTACCACAGTAGGATACGTCCACGCAGCCGTAAGAGTTCCTGACGTAGCGCCGGCAATGGGCCCGACAGTTAAGGCCAGATCCATAGCTCCAATAGTAGAAAGGGTAACGGTTCGCTCGTTATCGAAATACTTTTGGATCAGATATCTGTGCTGATCATTTATAAGCTGACCTCCAAGCGTGAGGTTCGAAGCCGACTGGTTGTTTGAAAGATTCGCGAACAAATCTTTTAATTGTGTAAATGTTTTCATGATTTTTAACTAAAGGTTAGGGTAGCTTGTAATTTCCAATTGAGCGCATACGTGAATTGCATCACGACATACCCATTGTCGTAGCTCAATATCTCTGCTATCACCAGATCATTCGTGCCATCTGTTGTATACGCAAGATAAGGAGCGAGACTTACGCGATTACCTGGGACAGCTACATCACTAAACATTGAATTACTTGTTTGAATAAAAGGGATGCCAGTAACAGTTGAAGCGAGGTCGAACGTCGTTCCTGACCCAGTGAATGCATAGCATCTTCCGAAATATGCCTGACCGTTAATAATTGATCTCTTTGTGGCCGGAGCGACTTTGTTGTTAGCTGCGAAGCCCGTAAGAGTAATGTTCGTTAGATTGGGCACATTTCGGAATCGCACAGTTTCATTGTCCTCCGAGATAAACTGTGTGTGATTTTTAATATTGAGAATAATATCTTTTTGAAAGATCTGCGCAGAGTCAGTACCATTATGTGTGTGGAAGGCGATTTTCGATACATTATATTGGGAACGCGCTAACTTCTCGTCATAAACGGTTTCGGCGACTTGTCTTATTTTTTGCTCCATGATGGCTTCTTCGTTCATATAATTATTGTGATGGATATTCTCTAATACGCACCTCCGTCAATCGACAGTATGTCGGAGTGGTGGCGTTTGATGACATCTCTGCTCGAAATTGCACCCACTGCGCCTTCTGAAAATTCGCTTGGTAATAATCTGAAATTCCAGAATTAGTACTCACTCCTGTTGTGCTCCCCGTAACTGTTGTACCTATTGCACTTGTGGTTCCTAAGAGTGTGAAGCTATCAGTAATGTTCAAACGATAGAGAAGTCGAATCGTCTCGATCGTTCCACCCCCACCCAAAGGGGCTGCCATCTTCCATTCGATCTGAAGAGGAGTAAATGGCTTTGTGTACGTACCTACTGGGATAAAATCAAATTCGATGAATGACTCAAGATTGTCATAAGGAGCGCTCGATCCAACGTCAATTCCATATGTGCCTGACACATTCCACCCAAGGACGAGAGCCGTACCCGCTGGCTGATCTGATTGAGAAGCCGATGGCATTTCAACTGCCATTGAGGTAGTACCGGCATATCCGCTATTGGTAATTTTATTCACCATGTAGAGAGCATCCGTTTTGAGATCAATGCCCCATGCACCGTTCACACTTGTGAGTGCAACGTCTGCGTTTGTTGTTGCCGTGAAGGTGAAGTAGAGCTGATTTCGTGCGAATGACGCATCTCGCCATCGGTAATAAGGGTTAATAATACCTGTTACGTAGTCAGGCATTTTCTGATACTCATCAACTGACGAACCGTTTGTGATATAAATTCGCCCTCGATTACCTGCGAAAATGTAGGCATTTTGGTTAGTTCCAATGATGTTCACAGTGAAATTGTCCGGAATGATAATTGGGTATGTGAAGGAAGTACTCACCCGATCCCAAGGATATATAGATGAATTTTGACCTCCTACCAGAAGATTCACTCCAAGCTCTGCAAGACAAGTTGAAGAATCGTAACTAGGAATTGCTAAGGCTGCGATGTTTCTCGTATAAGTAGCAGAGTCTGTTGGGTCAAATGTCTGTCCGGCAATTTGAATGATAGATCCCACTCCTGCACCACTAATGAAATAGAGGACGTTATCTTGTCCTACAAGAGTGCTGGTTTTTCCATTAACATTCGACGCGTCGGATGACCACCACCCGTAATCCCATACAGCAGGGCCGCCTGAAGTAAATAGATCATTTAAGTCCGCGAGATCAACACTTCCGTTAGGGCCGAAGAGGAAGATATAACCTACCCAGATGTTAACTCCAGATGTAATGGTACCTGCTGCTCCGGCACCTCCGATATTTCCTAGGAACACAAGAGTGTTTGCAGGAATATTGTTTGAACCTACACTGATTGCTGCAGGGAAAAGTCCCCACACATAGTTTGAGAGATCTGTGAGGTAGATTCCATTAATGATTCCGTTGGTTCGATTTCGATCAACAATATACGAAATTGGCGGTGTTGTTGTTGAATCACCAAGTCCTCTTTGGTTTCCATATTGATACGTCGTGAACGTACCAGAAAAATCTCCAGTGATATCTACAATTGTAGAAAGCCCTGGTGCGATTGAGAGTTGGAATGTTGAACCAACAATATTTCGCACGTAGTAAACAGTGTCAGGATTAAGTCCCGCAGTGATCTCAAATGATCCACTCGTAGTAAATGAGTGAATTGTGTTGCCTCCTGACGTTGTGATAGACCCTCCTGTAGCAGTAATAGTACCTGTTGGGTAACTGATGATGACGATACCTGAACCTCCGTTACCTCCAGTTCCGCTTGATCCTCCACCTCCAGTTCCTCCGTTACCTCGATTAGCTGTCCCAGCTGCACCGTTTCCACTACCGAAGCCTCCTCCGGCTCCTCCTACTCCGTATGTGACAGACGCTCCAGAAATTGATGAAGCAGCTCCGATACCCGCAACACCTCCTACGGTATTACTTGAACTACCTCCAATACCTCCCGCGCCTCCTCCTCCTCCGGCTCCATCAGAGTTCGAAGTTTGACCTCCTCCATCAAAACCTTGACCCGCAATTCCAGTGCCTCCAGTAGTTACTGGGGTGCCTCCATCGCGTCCTCCGCCTCCTCCTCCAGAGCCTCCGTTTCCTCCGTTTGTTGAAAGCGTTCCTCCCCTTCCTCCTCCAGTTGAGACGACAAGAGCTGCGATTGATGAGTTACTTCCTATAGTTCCGTTTGTCGCAGCAGCGCCTCCTGCCCCTCCTGCACCCACAGTGATAGCATGAATACCTGGAGCCATAGACATGCTTCCTGTCTTCCTTCCTCCGGCACCTCCTCCGCCTCCGCCTCCGGCACTTACTGAACCTCCTGCTGCACCTCCTCCGCCTGCTTGAACGAGATAATCTACAGCTTGAAGAGAAAGACTAATAGCAGCACTTTCATATAAAGTATTTGGCCCCGCCCATGTAAGACGATTTGTTGAAGCACTTGCAGTGAATGCAATATTATTTAAAACAGGTGGGAGAGTCGCAGGAGTTTCTTTAAGCTGCGTAGACCCCTCACCTAACATTGTGAGTATATTTATATTTCGCATATCACCAATACCGGCATACGGTGTATCCGCGATGCCTTCTTCGATGCCTCCTAAAACGATGTCTTTTCCTTCTAGTTTGTAGCTCATATATTTATTGGGTTGGGGGTTTCTCGCTAGTATGTGTTTCGACCGTTTTTTCCTCGATAGTATGTGTCTTTACCTCGAGGGTATCCGGATTTGTTGTAACTTTCACAGTTTTTTTCTGCTTCACAGTCACATCCTCGTCTCGGAATTTATGAAGCTGATTTAAAAGTTTTTTTGGGATTGCAAAGCCCATTTTTCCGATGTTCTCAATGATTGAGATAAGCTCTGTAAGGGCGAGGAAAGTTGTGACAGCTTCTTCGATGAAGGTATTGCCAGGTGTGATTTCTTCGGTTAAATGACCTGCTGCAACAAGGAGCCCATATACTGTGATCTTGACTGCCGTTCGAACAGCAACTCCACTATTAATTGGTTCATGTTTGTAATACGCTGACGCGATTCCTGTTACAAAATCCATGATCACTAAGATGAGAAGAGCTTGGAGGATACCTTGCGTATCGAATCCGAACAAAACTCCGAATGTCGTTACAAACAAAGAAGGAAAGACTTTCAGGTAGAAGAACTCTCCTATCCCTATAAATATCCCTTTAATTGCGACGAATAGTTCTATCATTGATGTCATATATTAGGTAAGACCGTTAATGCTTTTTACACTGGCAATACTCAAACCTGTAACAGTCTGGACACTCGCTTTTGCTAGACCGTTAAAAGTCTTCACACTTGTTGGTGGCACGAATGGATATTGAAGCCCTGCTCCGCTATTATAAAGTTGAGTAATTTCTCCTGCGGTCAATGCTCTCGACCATACTCCGGCCTCATCTACTTTAGCGGCAGCAGTTTCGTTTCCTCCTCCATCGTATTGAGTAAGAATACTGGTTGTTGTGCTACCACTAAAGCCGGTACCGAATGACCAAGCGGTCGTAGTTTCTAGAGACCCATTTATATAGATTTTTACGTTAGTACCATCATAAGTAATCGACGCCATGTAGAAGGAAAGTGCTCCCAGAGAGGTTGAACTGCTTCCTCCTCCAGAAATTCCTCCTGGGCCGGGGAAACATGCTGCATTGATATGGTCGCCGCTATTTGTAAATCGCATGTTACATTGCGCTCGGTTTCCTCCTCCACTACTTATGATAGAGAAAAGACTTTTATCACTAGTTACATTGTATACATTCACCCACGCATTCATTGAAAATGCCACCACAATCTGATTTCTTGTAAGAGGAGATGTAGTTGTGTTTGCAAGGAACTTTGTAGTGTTTGTTGAACCTCCATCTGCACCATTATTAATAACACCCGTCGTATAAGTTACCGTGTTGGTATTCGTCAAAGTAATACTGCCAACACTATCAGCAGCGTTACCTGATGCTTCATCGAGTTTCCAATATGCAACTATTTGATCGGTGAGTGCCATGTTTTATGTGTGAGTGATGTAATCAGGTGATGGATTGAAGAGAAGTTCATCAGCAGTAAGAGCAACTCCTACTACTCGAATAACTACATCGGTTGTTGCAGGCTGTGTGCCAGTAATGTCGCCCGCTGTTTCCGACACGTATTGCTGATTGTTAATGGTCATCGAAGGAAAAGCTGTATCTGCTCGAATAATTCCGTAGAGAAGAATGACTGTTGGATCTCCGTCTGAAGCTGCTGCAAGCACACACATTCCGAGAGTTCCTCGAGAATCTCCATCAGCCGCAGCCGCAGAGTTTGCGTCAGCAAGTTCCCATCGTGAATCCGTTGGATCCTTGTAGATCAAATCTCCGAAGGCAAGAGTCGTACCCGCTGTACCTGCAAGAGTGATTCCTGAAAATGCTCCATCTGCTGACCCTGTAGTATCCAATCGGATTGAAGCACCTTCATTCAGCTGCTGTGCTCCTCCAAGAGTTGCTGTGTTGATTGTTGGAGATGTAAGAGTTTTATTTGTAAGAGTCGAAGTACTTGAAAGTGTTGGCACACTGTCGGCGTTCGTTCCAACGTTTGCTGATGTGATTCGTAGCTCTCCAGTAGTTACCGAGATAATTCCTGAAGAATGAGTGATGACTGCATTTCCGTTTGCGAAGTTAATAAGTGCTCCAGAGGCCAAGAATAGATCTGACCAAGCGACTGTTGCTCCTCCTACTGCAGCTGCGTCATTTGCTGATGGAAGAAGCGCTGCATCAAAGGTGTATCCTGACGAAGCTCCTGTATGAGCAAGAAGATTAGACGAGTGAGTAATAAGAACATCACCGTTTGCCCAGTTAATAACAGCTCCAGAAGCCAAGAAGAGATCTGACCACTGAAGAGCAGTAGTTCCAAGAGCTGCACCATCGTTTGATGTTGCAGTGAGGTTTGCTGAAGCTGTGATTCCTGACATGGTAGCTGTCGGAGTATTCCCCGCTGTGATCGTCATGAATGAAACGCCTGCCCCTCCATCAGAGTCATAACCCTGAAGAAGAAGAGTGTCTGCTGCCGTATCTCCTGTTGAAAGTACACCCGCGTAAATTGCTCGCCATCGTATTGCTAGAGAACCGAGATCATCAGTAACATCCGTATCTGAAATGAGTGAAGTATTGATTGCTACTGCTGCAAGGTTTGAAAGCGCCGTGTTCGCACCTCCTCCCGCAGCCGGTACAAGTTCAAATGAGTTTGTGGATGCATTATATGTGACGATATCTCCGTTTGAAGGAGAAGTGAATTCTGCAACTGGCATCGCGACAACCCCCATCTCCGCAGTAGAGAAATATTTGATTACTCCCTGATCGAAGTCTGCCACTGTATTGTCGATTGCTATCTCTCCATCTGCATTTACTACTGGTGCTGCTCCATTTGGAATCTCGAGAGAAGTTGCACCTCCCATGTCGATAGTTCCTGCGACAATTCCTAGTGTGGTCGTGCCTCCTGAAAGCGCTGCACCTGCAAATGTAGGGGTTGAAGCTGCTTTTACAGCCTGATCAAACCAGTCTGCAAGCGTTGGATTTCCTGAAAGTGTGATAATTCGTGCCGCATCTCCTGTAACAAATGTGAGTGTTCTGTTTTGAGTGAGGTCAGAACCAGATGCCAAGAGCAGATAATGAGAAGCATTTGTATCCTCAAGTCCTACGGTTTCTGCGAAGAGAGTTTCAGTAAGAGTCGCGCTACCTGCACTGTCGTATGTAAATCCTGAATCTCCTCCGAAGTTACCTCCGTCGTTAAACTGAACATCAGTATCGGCTCCGCCTGGAGATCCTCCACCTCCACCCGCAGAGTCTACAAGAAGCCGGTGTGTAACCGGATCCGCGTACACCACTACTGGTGTGACTCCATCCACGCTCGATACTGCGAGAAGTGTTGGAACGCTATTTTGATCTCGTGAAGCTTGTGCCATAACTTTTAATTACTATCTATTAATAAAGCTCCTCCCGTTGTAGCGTAAACAACGACTGGAGTTACTCCGTCATCCGCTGATACTCCCATCAAAGCCGGTACGCTATTTTCATCTCGAGGAGAATTTACAGGCCCATGATCTGAACCTGTCGAACTATCATTAACGGCAAGGGCATGAGTTGAAGCATCCACCTGTATTCGTACAAGCGTCGTGCCATTTGTCTCAAGCGCGCCGAGAAGTGTTGGTATTGAGTTTTCATCTCTTGAAGCATTACTCATGGTGTTTCAAAAATTAATTCCCAGTCTGCCGCACTCGCTGTTGCGGATGCCATATAAATATCTGGCCCCGCAGTATCTACATACACCTGACCGATATAGACAGGCGTTGTTAATGGTGCCCCTGTTCCTGAAATCCCGGCTGCTGACTGGGTCAGAAGTCGGTGAGTATCAGGATCGGCGTACACCTTTACAGGAGTTTTTCCATCTGCTGACGATGCAGCAATAAGGGTAGGCACTCCGTTTTCGTCTCTACTTGCGTTGGCCATTTTTTTCTGTTCTTAACAAGGTTTCATACTTGTCGTTAATAAATCTCTCTCTTTGAGCAAGCTCTTGTCGATCCTTGATAACTTGCTCTTGTTTCATCTGAACTGCTCTTTCACGTGTCGCTACGAGAGTTTCACGAGAAAGAATGTCCTTAATTCGGTCATCTACGTACCGATCCACCTTCGCTTTAGCCTCAAAAGCGTCACTAACACTACGATTAGTTTGGTCAATAAGAGCAGAATAATGGTCGAATTTCTTCAAATTTTCGTCCTTTATAGCTGAAATTTCAGCTTCAATAAATGCCAATTTGTCCTCCTGGGCACGTATTCCACGCTCTCTTTTGTTCAAAAGTAGGATCTTTTCAGCAATTTGGCTCTGTAGAAAGGAGATTTCTTCCTGTTTTACGGTCAATTTCTCCCATTCACTCGTGAGTGGCTCTTCCAAACGGCGTTTTTCCTCCTTTAGAGCTGAAATTTCAGCTTGGATAGCCTCTCGCTCGTTAACTGCTGCAGTAATTTGAGCTTGTGTTGCATAAAGAGACGCCATTTTAAACTTTACGAGGCGCGCTTCTTCACTAGCCGATGTTTCACGTAGAACATCCACCTTGCGAGCAAGTTTTGCTCCCTCGTCTATCTCGAGCTTACGCTCGACAGTCTTTTGTTTTTGAATTTCGCCTCTTGTAAAAAGTCTCATAATTTTAGCCTATTACTCCTGAACCCTCTTGAAGCAGAGATTTCTTTTTATCGAGAACCTGTGTCACATTGTTACCCTCTTCATCCTTTCGAAAATGAGTATCATCTGCTTTTGGCATAACTTTCATCGTTGCCTTAGCAATTGGAAGCGGCTCGAGACATCGTGTGATGAATGGAACGAGATCTGAATCTGTGTAGAGCGCTGGCACTCCACCTGGATTGATATTGTTCATCGCTACGAACTTCGGAGTTTTGTAAAACTGGAAGATCGCAAGCTCTTTCGCAAACTTCTTTCTAATGTGCTGCACCTCCTCTGGAGTTGCACCTGGGATAACCATCGGGGTAGTCCTCTGTGGTGGAAATGTATATTCAATACCTCCCCACTTTGCTTTAAATTCTTCATCTGTGAAGTTTGTAAAGCGAAACACTCCGTCAAAATCTACTGGCAATACCTTGTCGTCATTATTCATGTTTGTGAACCTTTTCAGGTCAATTACACCTTTTCAGGCGAGGGGGATAATGTCCCCTATCCAAGCCGCCATTTGCGTGACGACCTGAAAGGATACATTAGCAATCTAGGTAGATCGCTCGTGACTCCGCTGAAACTCCGAGAAGAATAGCGCTTCCGATGTTTGCAAGAGTAGCTGCCTGAACTGTCACAGCACCTGCTGTTGTAGTTGAAGGAGCGATTCCAAGTCCTGCTGCTGCGACTGACGCATCAGATAAACATGAAGTAATACCTTTGCTTACGACGAAACCGTATTGCTGAATACCCACTCCAGTAACTGCACCATTTGTATCTGATGTAATTGCTGTTGCTGCTGCAAGAGGGTAAAGAGTTACTCCTACTACTCGATTTGTTGAGGTTGTAGGGTTGATCACAACATCCTGATAAGGATTAGCATGTAGGCTAAGCTTTGATGTTGCATCGAGGGTTACTGCAATTGCATCCTCAAGAGTGATGATCACTCCTGCCGCTGATGCAGCTGCACCAGGGTTAGATGAAATTCGAAGTGTCTGACCAATTCCAGTTCCTGCATTAACAATCGCGAAACCTCCCTGATACTGGTTAGCTGTGAGCTTTGTAGCTCCAAGTGTAACTGATACTCGGAATGTTCCTGCTGTTGCAGGAGTAGCTGTAGGCACAGCAACTGCGAGGTTCTGATGGTTAGCCACAATAGCAGAACCCTGTACGAGTACGCCTGAAGCAAGAGCCACCGCTCCGTTTGAAACGAGAGTTACCTCTCGTCCATCCGCCAAGTCGAACTTCTGACCTGGGTATGTGATAAAGCTAGGATCGACAACACCTGTTCCAGTGGCGAGCGAAGTCGCTTGCTTGAACAAATCTATCGGGGCCGTAGCTCCACGTTGTGTGATTCGGGACATGATAATTTAAGTTTAATTAATAATTAAGCGAGAGTTGCACCATTGTTTCCGACGCAAATCCATCCAGTTGTTGTTGTGTACACCAATGTGACTCCGTCTCCTGCATCATTCAAAGTGATTGTAGAAAAACCTGTCTTTGTTGTTGGGGTAACTACAGCATCTGTTCCTGAATCTGTTGTCAAAACGATGATCTTAACCTGGCCGTCGGTACCGTTCGCAAGAGTCATTGTGCCTCCGCCTGTAGTGTTGATCTTAGTTGTAAGAGTCACCACATCGACTGCACCTGATCCTGTGATTGCTTGAGTACCTCCAATGAATGCTCCTGTTGAGGTAACTTGTCCGGTGATTCCACCACTTGCGGTGATCGCACCTGTTACAGCGACAGTAGAACCAAAGGTCGCAGCCTTGAGTGTATTCAACCCGTTCTGCGCTACTACTGGTTCGTAAGTTTCGATGTATATTGACATATTAGTAATTTAATTAGCTAATAAGCTTATACTCCTGTTACGCCTGTAAGCACACCGTTTCGCCAAGGGTCAGTACATAGCAACTGTCCTCCCATAATCATGAAGCCGTTAATTGCTCCTTGGTTGTAAGCCTTGATCCAACCTGTCCATGTGAACGCGTTGCTTGGTGCATACATTGAATCCTCGTACACGTTACCTTCGATGACTTTCGCCTTCGGAGAAACCTTTGTACCTTCCCACCAATTAAGTCCGTAGAACTTTAGGTAATTAGTGTTAAGCATGTAGAAGTTTCCGGTTACAATCTTTCGATCTCGGAATACTTCCATTCCGTCCCAAACCATTGCAGTGTAGCCAGCCATTGATCCGTTAGCCTTGTTAGGCGCGAAGTCAGAATAGTTGTTTCGCTGAAATGGAGTTAGAAGCTGTTCGAAGTAAGCCCATGTTGTGTAATCAGTGATGATTGTGTCCGGTCGAACAGGCCCATCAGAGATTGCGTTCCATAGCTGTCGAGTCTTTAGAAGCGAGATAGTTCCGCCTGAAGCAGTAACTGTCGCGTTAAGACCGGTATAAGTAGCTCGTGAAAGTCCTCCGTATGTAGGAAGAGTTGATCCGTTGTCTACGATACCTGCGAGTCCCATAGGTGCCTTTCCACCGAAAGATGAACCATCTCCCTGGAAGAAGTTACCTACGTCATCAGCCTGATCCTGTGATCGTGACTCCATCATAGTAGTCATAAGATTCAAAGTCTGAAGCTGTGTCTTGTTCACTGAAAGGTCAGATCCTGCTAGTGCAACGTTTGTAGCTACGAAAGTAGGGTAGAACGTCATGTTCACTGAAACTGGCTGTTGAGTGATAGGAAGAAGATCGAATCCGTTGAACGCAACAGAGGCGACTCCTTTCTGGTACTTAATTGGGAATAGCATTTGAGAACCATTCCATCGCTCTGTCTTCGAAAGCACCTTTCCGAAGAAGAAGTTGTCACGAAGAACCTGATCAACCCAAGCCGGAGCTAGGTATTGGTTGGTTGTCGTGGTTATGTTTACATTGGGTTGCATATTCTAATAATTTAATTGCTAATGTTGTAGTCTTTTTGCCACCCGCGAAACCCTGGAGTAAACGTAGACTTTTCGGTCACTCCTTTATTTGGTTCCTGCATGGTTCTGGCTGCGAGTTCTTTCTGCCGTGTGATCGTCTCATTTGGCTTGTCTTGAGTCTTCGAACCCTTGTAGAGTTCGAATGTGGAACTGAAGTCCGCATAACCCGTGATAGCTCCTGATGAATCCTTTGGAGAAAGCTTCTGCACCATCTCAAGTAGTTCTCGTCTCGCCTTGCGAGCTGCCGGAGCATTCGATGTGAGATCCACATCGTGCTCATCTTCGAGAGCTTCCAGTTCTGAATCAATAAATGATTCGTACTCTTTCTGCTCTTGAACTGCTGCTTGTTGTCGATTTTCAAACTCCTCAAGTGCTTCCTTTTTGGCTTGTTCTTTCAAACTCCCCAACATTCGTGACTGCATGGCCCATGCGCTTTTGGACTCGTCTGTATTTCCATACAGAGCGACCCATTCAGGAGGCATTTCACCCGCACCCACTGGCGCACCTCTCTCAACTTCTGCAAGAACCTTCACGCGCTCATTGAGGGCAATATTGCTCTCACGCTCACGTTGTAGTTGCTCTTCAAGTCTGCGGTGTCGCCGATTCTTTCGAGGTTCGTCGTCTTCACTTTCGTTTCCCTTTTCAGGTATAACGTCAACATCTTTTTTAGAAGGCTGCTGATCGAATACATCTTGCCCTTGCTTTTCCTCTCCTGGTAGGCCATTAAAGAATTTGTCTATTTCGTTCATATTGTTTCGCCTATTGCTAGGATTAGTTTTTAAACTTCAGGCTTATTCTGCCGAACTGCCTTACAAACGGCATTACCTATGCACTTACTGCGTGCGGTAATCTTTTTGCTTTTTCAAGGGCCTTATCTCTTGCCGGGAACCTTACCTTCGATGCTCCTCGTGCTGGCACTCGCTTTTTTACTTGGTCGTACTCAGCTCGTGGAATTTTTGTTACTTTTAACATGGTTTTATTTTTTAATTGCAGTACCTAAAGCACCTCCCAAAGCTCCTTTACTTGCGCTGTATCCTCGGCCATGACCTCCTGAACTTTTCTTTGTTAGAGAACTCATAGTGAATCCAATGCTTTTATCGAGGGTAATTCCTGCTGCTTGTTTCAATCCTCCTCCAATTTTTTTACCGATATTGGTGAGATCACTTGGTAGTGATTTCACATTAGTCACAAACTTATCGAGAGCAGCTGTGCGAGCCTGACGTCGCTCCAAGCCTCCTGAAGAAACTCGTGCCACTCCCTGTCGTACTCCTCTTCGTGTAATCATGGTTTTTAAATTATTTCTTCTTACCTTTGACCTTTTTGATAAACTTAACGATCTTCTCTTTTTTTGTGACCTTTGTTTTCTTAGGAGCTACTGTCTCCTCGGTGATCTCACTTCTCTCAATCTGGCCTGTGCCTTTGCACCCTGGACATTCGATGCCGGTTGATCCGACTTCTCTTCCTGTGCCGTTACATAATTCGCATTTCTTCATTGTTGTTAAATTACTCTGTTAAGGGAACCTGTGATAATGACGGACTCGCTGGCGGAACGGATAACCCTTCAGGTGGTGGTGGTTCCGTTATCTCTTCAGGAGCTACCGCCCCTCCTGGTGGCGCACCTGTTGCCGCTGCTACTTGCTGTTGGAGTTGTGCAAGTTTTGCTGTGAGTTCTGGAAAATTAAGCTGCATGTATGCTGCTTTATCGACTTGCCACAGCACACCGTCTTCCGCTGCTGATTGTGGATCTGGGAAGTCGAGCACAGTAAGAAGAGTCTTTGGGCCAATAGCTCCCTTATCAAAGAGCGCCTGGGCCATATTGATCTCGCTAATCTCATCCTTTGGCTTCATTGAGTTAGGAGACACAGAAACTACAATGCGCTTTGTGAAGTTCTCTCGTGATAGTTCAATATATTCAACTGCCTTCATGCGGCCCATAATGGTCGCGTAGTGAGGTTCATCGTAGTAAACACAATAGAGCTGTACCCACCAGTTGAAAATGTTATCAGCCACTTGTTCAAGAGAATCTCCAATCCCTCCTCCGATTCGTGAGTTATCAAATTGCTGATTCAAAATCATTCCACGCGCTGTCTGATCTTCGTCCTGCTGTTGAGCAGTAATACCCTGTGTACCGAAGATCGCTCGAAGATCATTCTTAGAATTCTCTAGTTCATTAAAGTATGAAGCATCAACGCCCTGACCATTCAAACGTACGATAGCTTGATTGATAGGCCCTCCTTGAGGAACCAACACTGGATGACCTTGTGCCATTGCAGTTGCCGCTTGTTTTGCTGTCTCCTGATTGAAATTGTTTTGAGAGAACACATCAGAGTTATTTGCTCGTGAAAGGTTATAGTCGATTTGCTCCGTTCGTCGAGTAACACGTCGCTGATTCGGAATGTTCTGTTCAAGAAGCCCTGTTGAATCATGTGGCTGATCACCAAATGAGAATACGGAAAGAAATGTATACGGCTTTTTAGGTCGTGCAAAGTGGTTGATGCCTTTTACTTCTGTCTCGGCAACAACTCCGTCCTCATCCGTTTCTTCTTCGGTCGTACCATAGCTAAAGTGAGGGTTAATATTCTTTCCCAACACAATTCCTTTGAATGTTTCAAAGGTGTAATCCTCGTGCCACCACTGGGTATAGGTCACTTCGGTTCCCAGCTTCCCATCAACTAAAATAATAATCTTCTCCTTATGCTTAGGATAGAGATCAATAAGCTTTTGAGCACTGATCGTAATACGTTCTCCGAGATAGCCTACAAAGTCTCCGTAAGGATCAACATATCCACTTGGATCAAATACAAAATTCTTCACGTCTCTTACATCCATCTTTATATCGTCGATGATCGGATCCCATCCGTGCTTAACAACACCTAGAAAATCTACTGACCAATTGCGGGTCATGAGTGTGAGCTTTCGTCGTAGTACCAAAATGTCAGCATGATACTGAAGCATCGTCTTTACATCCCTCGCGAGCTTCGTACCTTCCGGAGTATTGTCAGCCCATACAACCGGCTCGGGATTTTTTGAGAGTGCAGCAGGTAGAAACGTTTCTTCCGCTTCGAAGAGTAGGTTCGCTGCAATCGGCTGACCATCTGTTGTCGATTGAGATGACCCTTCCTTCTGCCTGCCGAGATAATAAGTTTTATTCGCTTGCTGTCGTAGTAAAATCTTCGCCTCGTAACCGCGATATCGTCCTTCCCAAAGTGACGCAAGATATAAGAGTTCTGTATCATCAAGCTTTAATGTAAACGCATCTTCATATTCACCACTTACTCCTTCGACATTATTATTGCCAGAATAAGGCACCTTGTTCATCTTGGAACCAACAAGGCTCTGGACTCCGATTATATTTTGTTCAACTGGGTCTGTTCTTGACATAAGATATAAAAAAAGAGAAGCACGCATTGGCGTGCCTCTCTGTGTTGAGTGTGGGCAAAATCGAATCTATTAAACTGTGTCTTAATTATCCCTTAATCTTTAAATGTATGCAAGAGACCATCAGGGGATAAGTTTATACCTGCGTTGGACATCAATACTGCCCACTCCCCCAAGGTTATCAAAATGGACTGTGACACTTCCTCCTCTGATTGTAAAGGCATCGACTGATTCCATAAGTTGCATGAACTTATAATGCTTTTGAAACTGCAGAAAAAGCTCCGCATCTTCAGGAGTTAAATTCACAAGTGTTAAATCTAATTCAGAATGTGAGGCCATCGTTGAATATTTTAGCAGTCGGCAAATGCGCCAGCATGTCATTACCTACAATCACAGCTTCCGATGTAGCGTATCGACTCATACCTACACGAAAGAAGATCATGGACTTAATGTAATTTTGTGGCCCACTCGAATCCCATGATGACTCTCGCTCACCAATAGCATTGATCTCCCACTTACGATAAAGATTTACAAACTCATCAATCATTGGCTGCCAATCTTCTCGCGTGCCACTAAGAGGAAGTCTTGTATCTCGTAGTTCGTCGATAAGCATTTGAATGACAGCACTCTTCCCTACATTAACTTGTCCGTATGAATCGCCGTCCCCCCACTTCACAATGTTTTGTGATGTTGGATCAGTCTTCAACCATGCGATGATTATTTTGCCTGGGTATTTATCCTGAAGCTCCTTAAGGCCAAGTGTGTCACCAACCTGATCGGCAATAATGAACACATTCGTCCATCGTCTAATGAGCGTTTCGATCTCTTCATAAGGCTTCTTTACATTCTTACAGTTACGATTAAAGAACACGCCCTCTTTGTTTCCTACCACATAATGAATCGGTGTAGCTGTAGAGATTCCAATAATGATTGTACCTTCCTGTGAGTTCACTGCTGATGTTAGATTTTGTTCGAGATCAGTATATGTCAAACGATCACCGACACCTGCTGCCGGTGGCGCTGCAACGTGGTTTTGATATGCAGCTGAATCCAAACAATCATCATGTACTGCCTTTGGAAAGCGTAGATATTCTTCTTCGAGATCAGTACATTCTCCGACAATGTGAAAGATCTTTTTGTTTTGATAACGTGGAATTAATCCTCTGATACGTGTCTCCTTCATCGTACCCCCATGCTTCAAAGGTACGACATTTGGATACACTCCTCGAGCATTCATCTCGTCTTTTAGAAATGGTTCAACAGCGGATATATATGCGCCCTCTTCAATACCAATTAAGCCTTCTGTATGAAGTGTGAAAACAAGATCAATCAATTGCTTTGAACTTATACGATAACGTGTACTTCGAAAGTGCCAGTCATTATTATCACTCACGTAGTTACGTGTGACACCGGTAAAGTCACTCTTCGCATTCTTCGAGAGTGCTGTGTCGATAGTGGCAAACTTTCTTGTCGTCATCTTTCCTACTTCTTCAAACGTTTTGTATTGTAACCACTCACGTTTAAATTCCTGATTAGCCTCATCAATAGGATTCTGTTGATAGAGTGCTGACCACTCATACCCTCCAAGGGACGCTTTTGTACGCATGAGCTTCGGTACACTAAACTTCTTCGGCCACAGAGCTGCGCCCATCTTTCTATGAAGTTCTTCTTCTTCAGCAATCGCTTTGAACTGAAGCACTTCCCACTTATCAATATTGTCTTCGCCAAACTTCTCTGCTTCCTGCTGTTCTTTTAAAAGTCTTCCTGCAAGATCGTCATCATGCCACCTCGTGAGAATAAGCACGATCAAAGTATTTCCTTCTTGTCGCGTATAAAATGTCGAGCGCCACCACTTATGAACTCCTTCACGTGTTACAGGTGAGTCAGCTTCTTCTCGATTTTTAAATGGATCGTCCACTATCCCTACTTTAAATCCTCGTCCAGTAATTGCTCCTCCGACTCCCACTGCTGTATAGCCTCCCTTTTCGTCAGTCATCCATTTCGCTTTCGCTTGTGTGTCAGCACGCAATCTCGTTTCAAACACAGCTTTATAATTATCACTCTCCATGAGATCTCGCGTGCCCTGTCCGAAGTCCGTCGCAAGTTCTTGTGAGTATGATGCAACAATAAAAGGCCACTCGGGATGACGACCCAATACCCACGATGGAAATTTTTGTGTAGCTGTGTCAGATTTTCCATGTCGGGGCGGCATGAAAATCATTAGGCGCACGTCCTCGCCATTCTCTACTCGCTTGATTGCTTCTTCTAGCTTCAAAGCTATTTGCTGATGAAACCATTCAAGCTGATATTTTGGATCTATTACTACGCAATATTCAGGGAAGCCGTCATGAGCTGCTTTGGTCGCCACTGCTTCTCTTAACTGCTGCTGCGAGAGCTTGTTTATATTGGTCATCCGTTAATGAAAGAGGTTTACCTTGCGACGTCACATCAATCTCTCCCGCTTGATATGCCTTGCCCCACACGCGTTCATGCAATTCTTTGATTGCTAAAATATCTCCCTTCAAAGCTTTTTCAATCAATACTAAATTTATAGATTCAGATGCTACTTTGTACATCTCAATCAATCGAATCTTTGCTTGTTGCGCTTGAAGAGTATGATTACCGACCGATCCTTTCGGTCGTCCTCCTTTTCTTCCGTTTTGTGGCGCTGTTTCTTGAACTGTTGCCATATTAGTTTAAAAACCCAAAAACCGAATCAGGAATTCATTAGCTTGCGAATATTCTTAAAACATTTACCACACTGTTCTGTTTGTGACTTCATCCATCCAACTTTAGGATGAACATATGTCCTCACACGTACAATGAATGCTCTCTTCCTACAAACTGGACATTTAGTGAATATTCTCATGTAATTCCTTTGGTTTTATTATAACACCATTCGTCGTAATAATAGTGCCCGCTATCGACACAGCATTTTTTATTGCATTCTTCACAACAAGCGATGGATCCATAATATCATCTGATACATTCAATGAAGTAACCCCCATATTTTCCATAATTTGGTTATATGGGTATTGAAGAACTTTGGCTAATATTTTTCCTCCAATAGTATTGGGAAGAACTCCAATACATCTATGGAGAGCTATCCCTCCTCCAATAACTACTCCATCTTTCAAAGCCAAATATGATGCATTACATGCATCCTTCGCCTTCTTAGATATATACGAAAGTTCTGATTCACTATTCGCACCAACCTTAAGCACAGCAACCTTTGTCTGAAGCCACGAGGCTCGTAGCTTTGCCTCATCAGTTCCCTTTACTTCAAGCTCTTTCAAATATTCAGTGATATCTTTTATACCCAGTACTCGTGTTTCCTCCTTGGTCGTAATGATCTTAGAGCACGTACCCAAATCATTCATAGTGAGTCCCTTGAATGTTTTACCTTCCTTAGTATCAACTATCGTTGCTCCAGTTATTTTAGCAAAATCTTCAAACAACCAATCCTTCCACAGTGTTGGAGCCTTAATTATAAGAGTCTTAAATCCTCCCTGAAGATGAGTCATCGCGAGTCTACCCGCTACCGACATATCTATGTCATCACAGTAAATCACCAATTCATTCACACCACCTGCAACCAAATGCTTCATCACAGCCTCGAGCTGATCGACTGATGTGATCTTATCTTTTGTAATAAGAATCTTTGGGTTCTTGAACACAGCCTTGCCCGGCTCTGTGAATGAATAATCACCAAAGGACTTTGCACCTCGAAGCCTCACACCCTCTGTGATCTCATAAAATGTTTCCGGAAGGTTTGAGTTATCAACCTCCACAATTCCATCTTTGCCAATCTGTGCATAGATCTCTGCGAGCATCTTCCCTATCTCCACACTCTCGGATGATACACGTGCAACAGCTTCTACCTCATCAACACCAATAGTTCTCTTCTGTTCATCAAGAGACTTCAAAATAATAGGTAAACACGCATCAAGTGATCGCTTCACCTCCATTGGTGTGCCCTTCAATCCTCGAGACTCCTTAAAGATTGCCTCTGTAAGAATCATAGTAGTCTTACGTCCATCACCTGAATCATGATCTGCTTTGTCTCCCGCTTCCTTAATAATGTTAGCTCCCAAATTCTCCAGTGGATCAGCAAGCTTTATTTTATCAACAATAAGCTTTCCATCATTCGTAATCCGATGATACGGATATCCCAACTCTTCGACAATAATATTTCCTCCAGCCGCGCCATAGGTACCTTTAATAATCGAGGTAGTCTTTTCAATACCTCGAATCACACTCTCAACCCCTTCCTTTAAATAAAAATTATCTGACATATTCTTTGTTAAATCGCTTATGGTTTCTTTGTAATGCGCTCCTCACATGGTACGAAAGATAGATATAGTTTGGAGTCTTCACATGAAAGAACTTCTTGTCCTTGCATCGAGTACACTGCTCCACAATGCCCTCATCAGTACTTCTCCTGACTTGATAATCATGAAGAAAGCCTGCAACACATTCACTATTGGCTACTCTCATTCTTTCCAAGAATTAACTCTGACTTCTCCGGCACAACATAATGCCTCACACCATCAATCTCTGGAGTCTTTGAACATCCCCATGAATCGAAATAAACAATGTCTCCCACCTTCACAAATGTTACCTGCTCCCCGATAGCAACTACCTCGCCTGCCTCAATGAGATTTTCATCCTGACTCATGATGATAGAATCCTGTTTAAAAGGCATCACCTGAATCTTATCAAAATATGGTATGAATTTATTTGTCATCGTTTTCTCCTAGATCAACTGATAATGGATCTCGCATATCAACAACCTGCGCCTTACCTTTTGCAAAGAAAGATCCCTGTGAGAATAGTTTTATATCGGACTCTGCCTCTACCAAATTATTAAACTCAAAGCCCGAAAGCTTCCACAAGTTCTTAATGCGTTTCCAGATACTCATCACTCTTTAATAATTTTACCCTCATCATTCTGCTGAAGTGGACTTGGAGTCGGAAGATATTTTTTATCTACAAGATTAATCGGTGTAACCACTTGAAATGCTCCTCCTCGAGTTTGAATGAACTGTGGGTAGGAAACAAAATCAACCTCATACTGCTTCACCAAATCCAAATACCCCTCACGAAACTTCGCTACTCGATCATTAATATCCTGCTGTTGCTCTGATGTAATATCCTGATTCATAAAATAAAAATTAGTAACCCCTCTTTAATAATCTGGCCTTAAGCATTACCTTAGAAAATTTCTTCCTATCCTCACGCGAAATAAGACGATGCTTACGCTTCGCCTTTATACTCATTATCTTACTTCGCTCCTCGGGAGGAATTTTCGCCCACCGTGCCTTACTTGCTCGTGATCTCTTTGCTGTCATGAGACAATTCTACCATGCGGTGAATTGACAGCAAGATTAAGTTATCCCCGTTTTGGTCGGCCGATACCTGCTGTTTTAAACACAGTACCCTCGGTTCGCATTATAGATTTCCAGTGGGAGAGTGTTGGCACAGTAGTACCTAATTCAAATGCCATATCAGCATTTTTCTTTTGCTGACTATCCAAAACTATGATCTTTGCTCGCATCTCTTCTGTGAGCTTCGTGTACTTACCTAGAGCTACTACAGCGACTCCTTTCGCTCGCATCGCTGCTTTCATATTATTAACAGTACCGTAGCTCACTCCAAGTTCTTGAGCAATCTTCCAAGCGGGTACCTTTTGTTCTGATAATTTTAAAATTTGAACTTCCTTATCCGACAACTCTTCATATGGATTTGTCTTGGGTATATTTAACATAAGTTTATTTATAAATAATAATACGCTTGCATACCTCCCACAGCTTTTTACAAATCGGGTAAATATTTTAATATAACTTAGTTATTATATAATTATATAAATATATAATAACTAAGTAGTATTATAATTTTCTAGACTAAGTAAAAAAGATGTACCACTTATACTGTTTGATCCTTGATTATGGGTATTACATTAATCATTATACTACCTTATATGGACTTATAAGTTAGTCCTTATGTATTGTACCACATAATCAATAAGAGTTATCAACAGTCTAATTCTTTTTGACCCATCGCCCCACCTTCTCATGTATACCGGCAAGTTCTCGAGCAGCAGGGAGGCCTCCAAAACGTCTTTTATAAAGAGAACTCGAAGGGATTAAACCACGTCTAGCATCTGTTTCTGTAGGTATTTTTTTATTCTCTTTGTAGAACATTTGAAGGTATTCTAAGAGTTCTTCATCGTGATATTTAGGTTTCTTAAAACCTTTTGGGTTTCCTAAAGGTAGTGGTTCACCATGTCCTGCCATCTTTTTCGCATTTATCCAAGAACCGAATGTTTTGATGATAGTAGCGAGGAACCTTTGTGACTGATAATAGTCTACAAACTCACTTAGTGAAGGACTGTGGCCTAACTTTTCGGCAACTACTTTGATCTTATAGAGAAGCTGATCAGGGCATGTACCTCGTTTGTTTTTAACTTCAAGACTCAACTTAAAGTCAGGATATTTTGCTCCGTGCTTTAATCTTTGTTTTCGATGCCACTCAATAATTCCTTGCCGAGCACGTTCCCTCTGATGAGCTCTTTCTTTAGGAGACATAGTTGCGAGCCACTTGAGAGTTCGTATCTTCCGGGCAGTACGAATACTTTCAGATATAAGAGACGTGTTGAAAGAGAGTCCGAACTTTTGTTTATATTCTTTGACTTTGATTTTGTGAGCCTGTCGAGCATGAGTACCCACTTCTTCAAACAGCTTCCCACAGATGTGACACTGAATGCGGGTCTCTTCTTTATTCGATAGAACTACACCCATATATCCGAAACCATTTTTAATAGGCTCCAACGGTTCTTTATAGTTGTAGAATATGAGTTCTTCTCCAGTTGGGGCGAGGGGCGTAATCATATTATCGGTAATTAAGTGGTACCATTTTAATTTCAAGTTCTGCGCCTTCCACTGTTTCACCCTTTTTAAGAGTCTCTAAGAGGAGCTTCTCATCAACAACCCAAAAGATATCAGGGATCTTACTTATATCCGTGATTTTGAGAATCTTATCTTCGCGGAACTTCACCATGCCCCCATCTCCCACCACCTGACCATCAGCTCGCTTCACTCCCTCAATCTGGCGAACAGCAGTTTCAACCTTCAATTTCCCTTTCCCTTCACCAACCCGCGCAGCAATACGCGCTTCTTCCTCACGCGCTCGTTTCGTCTCGTTAGTCTGGTACGTAATCATCTTCTCTCGAATAATAAGAATTGCTTCCTCATTTATAGTCTCGATAGGTTTCCAACGTCCTCTCTCCGCTTTGAGTGCTTCGTTTAAGGGTTTTGTTACCTTTTCCTTCTCTCCGACGATTTGATCGTTAAATTTGTTTAACCTCGAAAGAAGATCAACAGCAAGTTTCATTCCCTCACCATCTTCGATCACAATAGCGCGCGCTTCAGCGACAGCCGGCGCGACAATATTCTTAAGCATATCAATTTGATTTGTTTTCATATGAATTTATTTAATTTGAATGAGGCCAATTATTAAGCTCCTCATTAGTTTTCTTCTTCTCTTCTCTCAAACGCTCCCCTTCCCGATCTTCTTCGTCATCTTCTCGAAGATCATCAATATCGGCTTGATTAAACATCTTGTGATTTATATTTGTCATGTATTTTATTTATTTAATACCTGCTCTAGCACTTGAATAAAGAGATACACATCTAAAATAAGAATGCCCAAGCCCACGACTATATTGATTCTCAAGTTTCGTTTCGCTACTTTTTGTCTTGATTCCATACTATTTATATTATTTGAATGCCTCCTGCGGTTTTTTAGTAAAATACTCTTTGATGTTTTCAGGGTTGATGTCGATCACTCCAAATGTCCCCCTTTGATATATCTTTTTTAGATATTTCTTGTCTTTAAGATAATAGATTGAGTTTCCCAATTCCGTGACAATGACGAGACAGAAGATATCAAATTCTTTAGGGTTTACTCTCACTGTAGAGTAAGGCATACTCGCACTTTTTACTTCTACTTTGAATTTATCGTTTACTAAAATATCGTAACTTGTGACACGCGACACATCTTTTGTTCGATAATTTCTTTGCCAAAGGCTTCTTTGTACGATAAGTTCTGCGCGTTTTCCACGCTGTGATGGTGTTTCGTCTTTCATGATTTTTTTAATTGTTATGTTACCGACCTATTACTATATTAGCATATATTACTATTTTAGCAATACCCTGACATTACTATAATATAGACTGATCCTGCTGTCAATTCACCGCAGGGTTATCCACACCCCTACCCAAATATCACTTTTGTCGTCGCAGGATTTATGCTGTATAATTTGGCAATGCAAGAAGTTAAACATATTTTCTATTTTCTAACGGCCACATCAAGATCGTTTGAAGGCTCTGGTATCAACAGGACTTCTTGCATAACGATTGCGGTGTGGCCTTTTGAGTATGGAAAATAATAAAACAAAAACAAATTTAGAATATGCATTAGAATATATCGCTCGAGGGTGGAGTGTTATACCGATTACAAGAGGACAGAAGACGCCCTCTATTTTCTCGTGGAAAGAATTTCAAACACGACAACCTACAGTAGAAGAGATCACAAAGTGGTGGACAGATCGACCGAGTGACAACATCGCTCTCATTTGTGGTGAGATCTCCGGTATCATTGTTGTCGATATAGATCCGAAGCATGGAGGTACAACAGAGGGTCTCGAACTTCCTCCAACACTTTGTTCACGCACTGGTGGAGGCGGGCAGCATATTTTCTATGCATGGAATAAAGATGTAGTGGGAGCGAAGGTTGGGATTCGTGCAGGTATCGACATTCGTTCTGAAGCTTCATATGTTGTGCTTCCCCCGTCTCTTCACCCATCAGGAAATTTCTATGAATGGATAAACGATGGTGAGCCTCTTGCCCCACCACCACAGTGGCTTTATAAAAGAGAAGATGAAAAACCAAAGACCGATTGGGAAGTATTTTTGAAAGATAAAAAAGGTGAGGGGATTCGCAATATGAATGCAGCGCAGTTGGCCGGAAAGATTCTCTATGAGATGTCACCGGAGATGTGGGACGGGCTTGGCTGGCCGGCTTTTAAATTATGGAACAAGGATCATAACGTGCCGTCGCTTCCCGAGAAAGAATTAAAAGATACGTGGGACTCTATCAAGAGAACACATATAAAAAATAATCCCGCACCAAGCCCTTTGATTGCTCCTGCTTCGCCGCCTACGACGATTCAAGAAGATGGAGCACCTACGGTTGATCAGGATAACGAAGAGAAACTTATTGTCCGGGAATTTATAAAGAATAAAACCAAGGGCACGTTTTATCTCGCGAACTATCTTACTCAAAAGTACAACATCATAACTGTGGGTGAGAAGGAGCGAGAGATGTATGTGTATCGAGGTGGGATGTATTTTAAAGCCGAGAACGAAATTATATATCCGGAGATCCAGAGGATTCTTGGAGATCACGTAACGAAGAATGCGAAGAGCGAGACGTTTCATAAAGTAGCCGATATGACAGCACACCCTCGAAGCGTGTTTTCAACAGCGCCTATTAATTTTATTCCTCTTTCAAACGGCGTTTATAATATGACGACCAAAGAGATTCTGCCCCACGATTCAAAGTATCGCTTCACGTATCAGTTCCCAATTAAATATAATCCGAACGCTCTTTGTCCGAAGACAGAAGCTTTTATGCACCAGGTACTCACGGAGGATCAATATAAGACTGTTGTCGAATGGATGGGCTACTATTTCTATAGGCTTTATTCATTTAAGAAGGCAATCATTTTTGTGGGTGAAGGGGATACAGGAAAGACGACACTCCTTGAGACCATCATTCACCTCCTTGGCAAAGAAAACATTTCTTCAGTCTCACTTCATAAGATGACCAGTGATAAGTTCGCAGCTGCACATCTCTACGAGAAGCACGGGAATCTTGTGGATGAATTGTCGGCTAAAGATATTACCGACACGGGAAACTTCAAGATCGCAACCGGAGGGGGCTCCATTTCAGGGGAATATAAATTCGGGAATCAATTCTCGTTTCAGAACTTCTCGAAGTTTACGTTTGCCTGTAACCGTATTCCTGACGTCGCTGACTTTGATGATGAGGCATATTTTAACCGGTGGATGATCATTCGTTTTGAAAATCCAATTGCAATAAAGATCCCCAACTTTATCTCAACCATTGCAACTGAAGAAGAACGGTCGGGATTGTTTAATCTGGCGATGGGGGGCCTCGAATCGCTTCTTTCAAACGGTGCATTCTCATACGGTAAAAGCGCGATGGATACGAAGACTGAAATGATGAAGAGTGGATCGTCGATCGCCATGTTCACCGCCGAGAGTATTGTGCAGTCTCCCGGCTTTGAGATGAGCAAGGAGTCGATGTATGAAGCTTATACCACATTCTGTGCAGAGGAAGGGCTTTCGACAGAGACCATGGATATGTTCGGAAAGAAATTTAGGTTCTATGTGTCGTATGCTTCAGAGGGAATGGTGAGTGATGAGGAGAACCCACGAGGGCGACGTGTGCGTGGCTGGAAAAATGTTAAACTAAAGGCAACGCCAGAGGAGGAAGCAGCCGCAGAGGAATTTAATAATAGCTTTTAATGAACACAGAACATAAGCCCACATTTAGTAAGACGCGACCTCTGTCGTGGTCAGCTATATCGTCCTTTGAATATGATCCGGAGCAGTGGTACAAGCGCTATGTATTGAATGAGAAAGATGAGGCGAGTAAAGAGATGCTCTTCGGAAAAGAGATCGGAAAGAAACTAGAGACTGATAATTTATATCTTCCGATGATTCCTCGTCACGCTCAAATGGAGCAGGAATTTAAAGTAGTTTTTAACGGCATCCCGCTTGTAGGATACGCCGACTCTTTTTGTAGTCTCTCTAAAAAGAAACTCGCTGAATTTAAAACAGGAAAGAAAGCGTGGGATCAGAAGCGCGTGGATGAGCATGGTCAGATTGATATGTATCTTCTCATGAATTACATCACTAATCAGGTGTGGCCGGAAGATGTTGAAGTTTGTTTAGTGTGGATGCCAACGCAGGATAATGGCGACTTCACAATTTCATTTGTTGAGCCGATTGAAAGCAATATAAAGATTTTTAAAACGAAAAGAACGATGACGCAGCTTCTCGCATTTGGAGCACGAATTAAACGCGTGTATAAGGAGATGGAAGACTATTGCCAGAACCACATTTGACTTATCCCCACACCTTGCTATTCTTATCTTGCGGTCAATTTCATCGCATGATAAAATATTTACATCGGTCGGTACATACTTTTTAAAAAACTATAAAAATAAAAATTAATGCCTAAAAATACAACACTAAGTACAGATGTTAATGAGGAGACGTTAGCGCTTTTAAAGGAAAGCTATCCAATAGAGACAGGCAACCAGAGGATCAATCTTCCTCGTCTCGGATTGTATGCAAAGGATCAAACTGAAGGGAAGGGAAAAGCGATGAAGGTTACTACTGAAGCCGGAGTATTTTTTATAAATAAGCCGACTGATGAAGAAGGTGAGGACGGAAAAAAACTGTGGGTGACTGACGAACTCGGAACTTCAATTGATGGAATCATTCTCTTTCAGAGAAAGGCTCTTTCTTTCTTCGACGGCAATGCGCAGAGCTACACAAAGTCTCCAGTGTATGACAATGATGATGAAGTAATTCCTCTTTTCTGTGAAGGAGCAGAAGTTGGAAGAGGCACACCGGCAGAGCTTAAGGCGATGTATGAATTTGAAGAGGACGGAAAAAAGAAGTCGAAGCTTAAGGATAATCGAGTGCTCTACGTTGAGTACAAAGGATCCATCTATCAGATGACTCTTGGAGGATCAAGCATGTTTTCATTTTTAACGTATTCTCGAAAGATCGTACCGCCATCAGTTATTACAACGTTTAGTAGTGAGCCAAAACAGAAAGGATCAAACGCTTGGAATCAGATGACCTTCAATGCAAAGCGAAAGCTTACACAACCGGAGGCGCTTGATATTGTGAATAAGGTTCGCGAGATTAAAGAGGTTATTCGAGCGGAGAAGAGTCAATATGCGGGATCATCTAAAGGGAAAGCAGATCGTGAGTTTGATGCGATTCCAAGTAAATCATTCTAATGAAAAGCTTCCTTAAATATCACTTAAGTTTCCCTTCGAAGATGCGCGTGATGACTATTTGTTATATTGCATATGCTACGTACTTGTTGACGATGGCAGGGATCAATGTCTACTTAGGAATTGTTGTTCATCCTGCGTATCTAACGGCTAGTATTTGGCAAATATTTGGAGCGATCATGTGGATCTTTGTTATGATTATAATAAAGGATCTTCATGACTATCGAAAGGTTAGTCTAGATATTAGAAAAACTTATAGAGGTTTGATTGATGCATATGAAAAAGAGAGGGAACTGCTTAAACAAAAAATAGAATTATTAGAAGCTAATCAAAAACCACAATGATAGTAGAAGGAACTTTGTCAGCAATTATCGTGATCGTTGTTGTCGTCGCAGTAATATTTTGGATTCTCGATCAGATTACTTTCTCACCGAGATTCGCAATGCTTAAATGGATTATTATGGTTGTTGTAGGTGCAATCGCAATTCTTAAACTTCTTACCTACCTGTAGTTAGTAAGAAGTCCCGGTCGTGTTGATCGGGTAGAGACTCTTTCAGTTTTTCTGAGATTTCCCTGAAGGAGTTTCTACTCGGTCAATATTAATTAAATAAAATGATATGTCGTCAAATAAAGATAGATTACACAAAAAGATAGAAGACCTCCTCGCCGAAATGGCTGATGAGACTCTGAAGTCTGAAGAGAGGGAAAGAATCGAAAGTGAGATTCAAAAGATTTTTGCGCGTGAGGGTATTCCTTATAGTCTCACGTACATTAAAGCTTTCTATGAAGGGGGACTTCTTATGGCTATGGCACGAGCTGAAGGTCAAAATTTTGAAGCGATTGTTATTATGATGCTACGAAGCATTATCAGTCGTAAGGAAACAGAACTTAAGGATAAAGTCGATGCTTCCATGAATGTAAGTAATCTAAACTAATATGTCTAACTCATCACAAGATCCTTACATGAAGAAGTTACAGAGCCTTATCAATGCAGCGACAACGAGTTCAGCATCTACTTATAGTTCTATCTCGAATGGAAATAGTCTCACAGGCAACTTATACCCTGGTGGTATAAGTGGCTCTGCAGGAAGTGGAGGCTATGCGCCGTTTACTTCTTCTCCATCTGTTCACGGCATATCAGTTGATATGCGTGTTGTTCTTGTTGGTGGAGAAGGAGATAGCATGGGCCCAGAGGCAAACCCCTATTGGGGAGTTAATGGAGAGTATATTGCCGGTACCGTTCAGGCTGTAGACCCGCGAGATTTAAATGTCATCGTAATATGGGACAACGGTCGAAGAAATAGATATCATGCTTCTAGATCTCGTTTAGCCCCTCTTGATGATGCGCCGAAGCCAAAGGGTAAAATGTTTAGTAAGAAAGTGGAGCTCGATGCGACAAAGCTCGAACCGCTTGTTATCGACGCAGAAGTGAAGATGGAGATCGTCGCTCTTCTTCAACAGCATAAACACGCCAAGAAAATCTTTGAAGATTGGGGTCTCGCTGAAGTGATTGAATACGGCCGAGGTATGACTCTTATGTTTTGGGGAGGCCCCGGCACAGGAAAGACCTTTGGAGCGCGTTGTATTGCGAAAGCCCTTGGGAAGCAGCTTCTTGTGATCGGAGCTGCAGAAATTCAGTCATCAGAGCCTGGGGGCGCTAATAGAGCTATTCAGCAGGCATTTGAGACTGCGGCGAAAGAGAATAAGGTACTCTTCATTGATGAGTGTGATTCTCTTATTGCGAATCGTGCAAATCTTGGGATGATTCTTGCATCAGAAATTAATACACTCCTTACAGAGATTGAGAAGACTGAAGGCGTGGTTATTCTTGCTACCAATCGCATCTCTGATATGGATTCAGCGCTCGAGCGAAGACTCTCTCTTATCATTGAGTTTCACGACCCAACTCAAAAGCAGCGTGAAGCAATCTGGCAGGGGTTACTTCCAAAGAAGATGCCTCTTGGAGACGACGTGAAGATCGAAGAGCTAGCAGAGTATGAACTGACTGGAGGACTTATTAAAAACGTTGTGCTCCAGTCAGCGCGACTTGCTGTCGCTGAAGACGGCGATAAGGTATTGAAGAAACACTTTATCAAAGCTATTGAACGCACTGTGTCGTCCCAAGGGCTTATGGGTAAGGAACGTGTTCAAACCGATGGCATGTCGAGGGGCGGCGGTGGAGGCAAAAAAGATATTAGTAGAACAATAGATGCAGTATTTGGAAAAAAACATGAATAGACCACCATCATTCAAACCCCGATGCCCAAACCACGGTGAGCCACTCGACGGTTGTGGTTTCCCGATGCCTTCGAAAGGCGTGGGCATATGTCCGGTGTCGGGAGTGCCTTTCGAGTTCGCAGTTGAGGTCGATGAAAACAAAACTGTGAAGGACAAAGATGGTAACTTGGTAAAAGCAATTGGTTGGAAAGTAAGTGGTAACGAATAATATATGCAAACAGAAGGTAAATTCATTATAAAAAACGGTAAGGTGATCCCAGAGAATGATCTCATTAAGTGGAGTATGTGGCTTGGAAGCAAAGAGGGAAGGAAAGATCGCAGAATAGGAATGACGAAGCTCTCTAAGTATCACGTCTCAACTGTCTTTTTAGGAATTGATTATTCATTCAGACCTGGAGGAGTTCCAATTCTTTTTGAGACAATGGTATTTGAAAATAAGAAGAAAATTAATGAAGGGCCGATAGGAGGGAAGTTCGAGTATCATTCATCACTTGAAGATTATACTGAAAGATATTCGACACTTGAGGAGGCAAAAGCCGGTCACAAGAGAATCGTTAGAGAAGTAAAGAAATTAAAATGAAAATTTTAACGTGGAAATGTGAAGGATGTAAGCAGGAGCGACCAGATGAATTTATTTCAACGCTCTCATATCCAGTCGTGGATATGCCTGGGGCGACAAGGAATCTCAATTATTGTAATGACAAAGATTCCTGCTATTGGATAGTAAAAGCAAAATCTAAAATTGGAAAAATATGAACAATACAACAGATAAAGGGCATGAAATATTAATTGCTGATCTTCGGGATCTTTTGGATGAAGCTATAGCGTGGGAGTTCCATGACTTCAAAAATAATAAATATGCGACTCCAAAGATAGAGCTTTGCAATAAGCTCCGCGCGATGGCTGATGAAGTCATCTCGGGTAAGTACGACAATTAACATGATTAAATCAACAGATCACTACGTATTGGTTATAGACAAGGAAAGAGATGCAATATTAAGCATTCTTTTCGAGTGCTCTATGGATGGTAGAAGCATTGGTTATTTCAGGTCAAAAATTGAAGCAATGAGATTAAAAGAACCCCTCAAGAATTTCATCACCGAGTGTTCAGATAAGATGCACGCGCTCGATTGGTGTAAGGATCCTAATTGTCTTTTTGAGAAAAAACTATGAGATCACAACACTGGGACACAATGGTAGATATTCTCGATAAGCAGTTTCCGAAAGGAGAATGCAAGGAACGAGGTCGTGCGCTTGTGATGCTTTCTTACATTGAGATGATGCTTCAGGGAGTGGAGTTTGAAGATGGGGAACCATCGGCTTCAACTTCTATTAAAGCGTCAACACCGAAAAGCGAGTGGACGCGGCACTACCGAAACGATAAAGGTGTTTGGGAAGATACCTGTATACATGGCATAGGTCATGAGCAGGGGGTTCACGGCTGTGACGGGTGTTGTGCCGGTTTATACACTAAGAAAAAGAAGAATGAAAAGTAAGCCGACTCTTACAGTTATTTGTGAACATTGTGAGCACGTATATACACGCCCTATCGCAATCAACAAACACCGCCAGGATCTAATCTTAGATTTCTCGGTGTGCCCAAATTGTAAGACTCCGAGGCTGCCTACGAAGATTGCGAAGTATGTGCCAGAGGATCTTTGTGTGCATTGTGGGCTTCCTCAAGATTCTACTGGCAATCAAAAAGCAGGAAGAGGGTTGTGCTACACATGCTATCGAGCAGATGACGGTAAGATTAGAAAGAGGTATCCTGTTAAATTGTAGGCAGAGGTCATGGCAGTGGTAGTGGCCAAGGCAAACCATATCAATGTCTCCCACCTAAGTGATTATTGAGCCCCTGCTATGAATTCTGCCTGGAATTAGTTGTGAGTAGAGATCGTGACGGAACACTTGTTTAAATTCATTTTCAGGTGTTTTAGTGAAAGTATTTGCGTGCTTTCCAACTATCCCCGTCACGAACTCTGTTCATAACGAACAGAAGAAAGGTTATATGAGTATCGAAGACACTCCACTCAAAGAGTTCCTTAATCACGAAAATATCGTCGTCCGAGCTACAGCACATGCGCTGAAGAAGGATGTCGAAGATTGGAAGCAACACGAGCACTGGCTTTCTCACACACGAGAAGACGAGCGACTCGAACACCAACAGCGCGAGTTGGTTAATGATCGACAGTAAGCTAAAGCAGTTCTTTCCCTTCATTAGAGCTGATGTCCAACCATCAGCTCTACTACTAGGTAAAGAAAAATATATGAAAAAACAAAATAAAATGACAACCAAACAAAAGAGTAAGAAGGTACATCGCCATAAATGGAGGCTTGAAGAATCTGAATGTCCTAAATGCGGGTATGCAGTTTATCAATATTGTTTCGGATGTGATGGGATGAGAGAAGTTCCCCTTAATTCACCTAAACGAAAATGAAGAAGGTATGCAAAGGCTGTAAAACAAAGTTCTTTGCTGTCAGAAAGACTCAGAGATATTGCGGTTCTTGGAGAAATAAAGAAGGTTGTAGTTGGGAACATCGTCTTGAATCAGCTCGTAAATATGTTAGTACACAGCGAGAGGTTTTAAAAAAGAAAATCCAGACTCTGGAAAAAAGACTTGAAGCATTAGAAGCTAATTCACCTAAAAAGAAATGAAATACAATTTAATGAAAAATAGCCAGCCCAATGAATGGGAAAGAACAACAGATGGTAGAAAGCCTAAAGATTTTCCAGTAATGACAGATAACAACTCAATAATAACAAATAAGGAAGTTTGTTTACATTCAGAAAAAGATGTAAGCAAAGTCTATTGGTTGGTAGGTTCTGAAGAGGAAAAAATTTATGATACGAGTACGTGGTATCGTTGTCTCGGTATCGAGAAATTCATTAAGGAGGTGGAGAAAGACCACAAAATTATTGGTGTGATGTTTGAGGGTAATAACTTAGGATTTGTTATTGAAAGGAAATGAAACTCTACGATCATCAAAAGAAAATAATTGACGCTGATCCTAAGAAGTGCGGGCTCTTTCTTGGGACGGGATCAGGTAAGACGCGTATCGCTCTTCGATTAGCTCGAGGAAAGACACTCGTGATCTGTCCCAAGACCCAGAAGGAGGATCAAAATTGGGAGCGTGAGAATAAAAGTCTAGATGATGGATTTATGATTCCTCCAAAGAACCTTGTTGTGATGTCGAAAGAGACCTTTAGGCGCGACTTTGCTTCCCTACCTAAATTCGACACTGTGATCGTGGATGAAGCTCATACGTGCCTCGGAGTTACCCCGAGTACCAGACAGCGTAAGAAAGTGGTTATACCACGCGCCTCGCAGCTCTTTGAGGCTTTGGAGACATATCTGTACATGCATAAGCCAGAACGCCTATATCTCGCCACAGCGACGATTATGAGGTCTCCAATGACCGTGTGGGGGGCGGCTAAGATCTTAGGGCATACGGCTGATTTTTACACCTTCCGACATAACTTTTATACCAAACTTCCTATGCCTGGGAGGGAGGTATGGGCTCCCAAAAAGGATGATGTAACAAAGGATAAATTAGCTCAAGTAGTTCGATTGTTAGGATACGTAGGACGTCTCGAGGACTACTTTGATGTCCCTGATCAAACCTATAGGACGACGTATGTTGAGATGACCGCTGAACAAAAGGCTCGCATTAAAGACATGAACGTGGAGTTCCCAGAGCCTATTGTGCGTCTTGGCAAGAGACATCAGATCGAAAATGGGGTACTTGCAGGGGATGAATTTTCACCACAGGAGTCCTTTAATAATGAGAAAGAAAAAGTGCTTCTGGAGCTCGCCCTTGAGTTTCCGCGAATGGTACTTTTCGTTAAATATACTTACCAAATTAAGATTCTCGAGGAGAGATTTAGGGAGGAGGGGTATAAGGTGCTGACGCTCACTGGAGCGACGAAGGAGAGGGGTTCGGTCATCAAAGAAGCGAATGACTCAAAGGAGTGCATATTCATCGCCCAGGCGCAGATTAGCGCGGGATGGGAGCTACCGGAGTACCCTGTGATGGTGTTCGTGAGCCGGACGTATTCTTTTGTAGATTACGATCAGGCAGTAGGAAGAATCCAACGAGCAAATAACATCAAAAAGAACTTGTACATCAACTTGGTCACTCGAGGAGGTGTGGATGAACAAGTAGACAAATGTTTAGAAATGAAGCAAGATTTTAATGAGCGATTATACTTAAATTTATGATAAAGTTTCCATGGCCAGATAGGGATGGTGTTCGAAGAATTGCGAAAGAAAATATCGTATATTTTAAAAAACCTAGGAGATTTAATATTTTTAAATTGTGTTTTTGGCTTAACAGGCATGAGTGGGTGCCACATCCCAGTCATCTGTTTGATTATCATTGTAAAAAATGTGGCGTACAACTTTTATGACATACGTTTGGCTGGCTGCGATCTGCCTAGTGATCGGGGGGTTAATAGCTAAGAAAGGAAAATAATGCAAGATGATATTAAAGAAATAATTGAGGCACTAGGTTGGGTGGGGCAAGACTTAACTATTATTTCACAACTGGTACTCTCACCATTCAAACTGATAAAGGAGAGATTGAGACGCATTGTAATATATTGAATCCTGAGGGGATAGAAATTATTTTAAGCAATTTTAAATATGAGTAAAGCAACACAAACAAAGTTAATGAGAATGGTGAGAATTAAGGGGGAGAAGAAACCAAAAGTCGTTGATCATAAGGTAGCGCAACCTCGAGAGCTTGTTACGTGCCCGGGGTGTGGTGAGCAAAAGTATTTAAGTGTCGAACAGATTTGGAACTGTAAGCACCCGAGGCTTAAATGGAATCCGAAACGTGTATGATGAAAGAACCGATGCAACCAAAGGGGGATCTAGAGCTTTACAAGAAAGCAGTAGAGATTCATAAAAGTGCCTATAAGAAACCTACTTGGAATAAAGAAAAGTATAATAAAAAGGTCGGTTTTATGCTTCGAAGTATGTTTGAAGAAGGAGTGTGGACTTTTAAAGATTTAAACGATAAGCAACTTCTTTTAATTATAGAAATAGCTACCAAAAAAGATGAAAAAAAGAGAAGCCGATTTCGGCCTATTATTCAGGCACTGGATTAGAGCGAACCCAAGATACTCTGCTGCTTTTGAATTGAAACAGACGACTACTAATAGCTTTCCTTTTAATGAAGTGAAGGATCACCAGATTGAATGGCTTCAGGCAGCCAATAGTGACAAGGGAATGCTTTACAAGATTCCTGATGATTCCCGGGGGATTAAGCCATTTGATTATGTATATCTGCGAAAAGCCGGGGCACTTATTTTTATAAAATATCCAGGGTGTTTTCATGGGATATCTGTTGAGAATTTTATATATGAAAAAGAGAGAAGCATTCGCAAGTCTTTGACTGAAGCGCGTGCCAGAGATATAGCAGTCGTTTCAGTTGATCTCTAAAGAAAGACAAGAGCGGGTGTAAGCCGCTCGAGGTGAACTATTGGGTAGCTCGAAAGATCGTGGGTATCCGAAGACACGCATGGGGAACTTCTTGTTTCTCTTCTTCGCCGTCACGCCACTTTGTAAAGCAGTAGGTGTCACAGAAAAGGTGATCTTCGATTAGCATCATTCTATTTATCGGCCAACGCCTTTTGTACTTCTTACGA